ATCGTCGGCACAACCTGTGACGACTGCGACGACACATACCCAAGTTGACGGCGAGCCGTAGCCATCAGTTACGCTTCGATTCTGTTCACAAAGCCGTGAACCACGAGTACGTTAGTCGTACCAGCGAATGCACGCACCACCAAAGGCGTAGCGTTACCTTTCAAAACTAGACCAGGGATTACAGTCACCAGACCTGCTTCAGGTAGCACAGTCAGTTCGATGTTGCCGTTCGGCGCAGTGGTCGTACCCCACTCGACAGTCAACTTCACGCTCGACGCAGACGTGTTCACTGCATAAAGCCAGATTTCATCGTAAGTCGTTGCAGTTGCCGATGCTGTGTGAATCGTCGTACCGCTTGACGCAGTAGCAGCGACGAGAATGCCTTGCCCATCGGTTGAGCCGCTGAGCACTATTTTACTGTAGGTAGCCATAACGCCTTTCTAACTAAATACCTGTACTTGCAGAATGTCAGCACCGCCGCCGATAGCGACCCACGCCGAGCCATTGTAGACCTGTACCGAATTGGTATCCATCAGGTACGACATCATTCCTTCAGCAAGTGTCAATTCTCCAACGCCACCGAATGCCGCCGTACGCGCCGCTTCATCAGCGAACCGCATCACGGCTTGTTCCATCAGGTATGTGTTGACCTGCGCAGCGGTAAGAACGTCGCCGCTGACAAACAACTTCGCGCCTGCACCTGCCATATCGACCAGTTTACCTTATACCAGCGCGTTGTCGGCGTCAAGCACGCCGTACGTAGCATCATCGAGAATGTACTGAAAAACGATGTTGGCGAATCGCAGACCGAATTGAACCGTGTGCACACCGGCGTTCAACGAGTGGTTGATGCGTTCGATGGCGTAGGGCTGTGTAACCGATGCCGGCGTACCAGTCGCGTATGTGCGTGTGATGTCGATGACGTCACCTATCTCAAGGCTGTTCACCGCGTCGCGGTCTATATTGCTCAATCCGGTCAAGTTGACTATCATATTGTCGAACCGGTACACCGGCTCACTATACGAATCGAGCAGCGACTGAGCCAATGCGAGTGCTTGCGTGTCACTGGCGAACAGCGCGTTATCTAACGCATACGTCGACACACCGAATTCGGTCTGGCTTGTGGTATCGTTCACTGCTTGCAGTGTGCCACCTTCACGTGTCACTTGTACACGATTGTAGAGAAACTCCTGACCATAGATGACATCGAGAGCCTGATATGGGATGCCGCCACCTGCATCGGTGAACGTCGTGATGATGGTAGGTGCGAATGTGTAATCAGCGCGGTCAGTGAATGTCAGGTCGCCGTTCGCCGCTACATAGAACAGACCGCGCTCGGCTTCAGCACATTGCTGCAGATAAGACAACGCGTTCGTGTTCGCATCGACCTGATACGCGCCAAGAGTGGTAGTGCCGGTGGCGATGTCACGTGTCGACGGATATGCTATCTCAATGCGGTCTAAGATGTCGGTGACGCGTGCACCGCTCAACTGCTCGCTCGGTGTGAACGCCGTCGACGTGAACGCGTTGGCAAGCAGCACGAAGTCGTCTGCAGCCGCTATCGACACGGTACTCAAGTTGAAGTCATAGTTGACGTCGATATCTGCGATTCTACCTACGTAGACGTCGATGCCGTTCAACTGCACCGTGACCTTGCGACGTGGCAAGATACCGGTGCGCTGCTGTGTCGCATCCCAATATGGTGAATCTTCGTTTATCGGGTCGAATCGTCTGTCGTTGTTGACAAGTTCAACCGTGCAGCGACCTGCTGAGAACTGGTCGAGTTGCGATGACCTGCCACGCGATATCGACAGGCTTTGCACGTACGGTGACACATCATCACCGAGCAGCGTACCGTCGAGATAGTCCTGGTTGAGTACGCCGTCTGTCGCGCTGTCGAGCGTGAACACGTTGACGGGGAAACCCAACTCCATCAGCACGGCGACCTGCTCGCCTGAGCGTAGCGTCGTAGCCATCAGATAGCGATAGCGTACTGAGCCGTGACCGGTATAAACCCGTTGCTACGCTCGTAGTCACGCAGCGAGTCGACGATGACTTGCGCTATCTCTTTCGCATCAGCACCCATACCGGCACTGATGTTGTTGGTGATGGTCACCGCGTCGGGCAGTTGCACTTGACCGCTAGATGCGACACCACCGGCGTTCGACAGCGTGGTAGGCACACTCGCGTTGAATGCATTGGTGGCACGTGTGACGATGCGGTTGCCTACTTCAGCACCGAGCGCGGCGAGTTTTTCTTTCGCTTCACGTAGCGCGTTAGTCGCTTCCCACTCACGCCACAACTGGTCTGTGACTTTCTCACTCGCATCACGCTCGTCTTCTTGCGCATCGAACAACTCTTTCAACGCTTCGGTGTAGGCTGCGCTTCCTTCTTTCGCACCGTTGACCACTTCATTGTAGAACGCCTGCGCTACGGTCTGCTCGACGGTAGCATCGCGCACCGCGTTGGTTGCATCTTCAACCGCGTACTTGGCGCGTTCCACGTCGCGCTCGGCTTCTGCTATCTCTTCAGCGGTTGCCTTGCGGTCAATCTCAGCGGCGAGCGCGGTCTCGGCTTCACGCACCGCGATAGTTGCATCCGTAACCGACAGTTTCGCCTGTGCCAAGTCAATCTCAGCACGCCGGATGTCGACGGCTGACGACTCAGGGTCGAGCCGCACCTTAGCCAATTCCGCTTCTGCTTCCGCAACACGAAACACCGCTTCTTCGTTTGCGTACTTGCTGCGTTCGAGTTTACGCTCGGCTTCAGCGACATCGGCTGGATTCGCTTTCAGGTTGCGCAAGTCAGCCAGTTTCTTCTCAGCGGCAGCCAAACCGCGCACCGAATCCTGCTGCGACAGATTCGCATCGCGCAGCCGTTTGGCAGCGTCTTGCACACGTGCCATCGCAGCGACAGCCTGCTGACTATCCGCGCCGTAGCCGCGTGTCACCTGGTTGAACTTCGCTTGTGCATCAGCGACACGCTGTGTCGCTTTTTGCAAGTCTTGTCGTGCGCCGGCGACGTCTTTACCGGACTTAGTGAATGACCGCTCGGCATCCATCGCGCCCTTCAACGCGTCGGTGTACTCTTTCAGTTTCTCTTTCGCCGTTTTGACGGTCTTGCCTACGCCGCCACCGGTCTTCTCGTCGTCACCTGTCGTTGTGGTCGTCACACCGCCACCGGTGGCGATACGTTCACCTATCGCCTTGAACCGCGCTTGCTCGGCTGCATCACCGAAATCGGTAACTTTCTTTTTCGCGTTATCAGCCGCAGCACCGATACGCCCAAACGCGACTGCACCGAGTTCACCGAGTTTCGGCACGTCGATACCGACAGCGCGTAGCACACCGCCGAACAGGTTGATTCCCTTGATGACCAAGTTGATTGCTTTTATCCAGTAATTCACCATATTCTCGAACATACCGATAACCGCGTTGATGACCGCGTGCACGACCTTACGGAATCCTTCAAAACGCAAGTACGCAGCGACGACAGCGACACCAAACGCGATGATAGCCGCAACGACGATACCAATCGGATTAGCGAACAGCGCGACATTGAACACCTTTTGCGCGATGGTCGCCGCGATGATGACCAACTTCAATGTCGTGATAGCGGCGGCGAGCACCAATATCGTGTCTTTCACTTTGCCACCGCTCGACGTGAAGTCAAGGAAACCGTCAACAACGAAGTTGATTGCACCGCCGACGCCTTCTTCACCGAGCACTTTGGCGAAGTCGCGCACCTTCGGCAGCACGTTCTCGGTGATGTATGATACGATGCGTTTGAATGTCGGTATCAACGCTTCGCCCAACTCGGCACGCACGTCAGCGAATTGAGCCGCTAAGATACGCTGTTGGTTGGCTACACCGTCGCTCGTACGTGCGAAGTCACCTTGTGCCAACGCCGTGTCTTTCATAATGAGCGCGAACGCAGCCTGCGATTTAGCAGCGATATCCAAGTTGCCCTTACCGCTATAGATGCCGAGATTCAACGCTTCTTGCTTCAAGCGCACGTCGTTCAACGCGACGCCGAACCGTTTCAACGGCTCGGTCTCACCGGATAGACCTGAAC